ATCACCAGTGGCTATAGGTCTCCTAAGCATTCCATAGAAGCTAAGAAGGCTAAGCCGGGGACTCATGCCCAAGGCATAGCTGCGGACATTAGAACCACTAGCGGCCAACAGCGTCATAAGATTATTAAGGCTGCTATGATTATGGGATTTAACGGGATAGGTGTCGCTAAGAGCTTTGTACATGTGGATACGAGAGAGTCTAGCCCTGTTGTGTGGTCTTATTGATGTGGCTGGGTCTGGGTTATGGGAACTTTAAGGGTTTATGACTGACCTAAACATAGAGTTACTTCCTTGGCAACAAGAAGTCTGGGGAGACACTACAAGGTTTAAGATTGTCGCTGCTGGTAGACGTACTGGCAAGTCCAGACTAGCGGCATGGTTGTTGATTGTCAATGCCTTGGACGCAGGCAAGGGGCATGTCTTTTACGTTGCACCTACACAGGGGCAGGCTAGAGACATCATGTGGCAGACACTGCTTGAACTGGGGAATCCAGTGATTGTGTCTAGTCACATTAACAATCTACAGATTAAGCTAATCAACGGTGCAACCATATCGTTGAAAGGCGCGGACAGGCCAGAGACTATGCGTGGTGTGTCCTTGAAGTTTCTGGTCATGGACGAATACGCAGACATGAAGCCTGAAGTATTTGAGCAGATTCTTAGGCCAGCCTTGGCTGACCAAAAGGGGAATGCGTTGTTCATTGGTACGCCAATGGGACGTAATCACTTTTATGAGTTGTACCAGTACGCTGAGTTAGATGATGACCCAACGTACAAAGCGTGGCACTTTACAAGCTATGACAATCCTCTGTTGGATGAGGATGAGATAAACGTAGCTAAAAAGAGTATGTCAAGCTATGCGTTTAGACAGGAATTTATGGCGTCCTTTGAAGCCAGAGGTTCTGAGATGTTCAAGGAGGATTGGGTCAAGTTTGGCGAAACTCCTGAGTACGGTGACTACTACATAGCCATTGACTTAGCTGGCTTTGAGGAAGTCAATAAGCAACGTACTAAGAACAGTAAACTGGACGAGACAGCCATAGCGGTTGTTAAGGTCAATGACAATGGGCATTGGCATGTAGAGAACATAGTGCATGGGCGCTGGGAGTTGTCTGAGACAGCCAGAAAGATATTTGAGGTTGTCAGGGATTACAGGCCCATAGGCATAGGGATAGAGAAAGGTATTGCTAGACAGGCTGTTATGTCCCCGTTAACGGACATGATGAAGCGGTACGGGATGTTCTTTAGGGTTGATGAGTTGACCCATGGAAACAAAAAGAAGACTGATAGGGTCATGTGGGCGCTACAGGGCAGGTTTGAAAATGGTTTCATTACCTTATCCAAAGGTGAATGGAACAGTCGGTTCTTAGACCAGTTGTTTCAATTTCCTGACCCACTGACACATGATGACCTTGTGGACGCACTGGCTTACATAGACCAGTTGGCTAAGATAGCGTACACATACGACTTTGAAATAGATGACCATGAAGTTTTGGACACAGTAACGGGGTACTAATGGCTACAAAAAAATCTAAGTCAAGAGTAAATGAAGCTGGGAACTACACAAAGCCCACCATGCGTAAAAACTTATTCAACAAGATTAAGGCAGGTGGAAAAGGCGGTAAGCCGGGACAATGGTCGGCGCGTAAAGCCCAGATGCTTGCTAAAGAGTACAAAGCTAAAGGCGGGGGTTACCGATGAAAGGAGTACCACACTACACAAAGGCGGGAAAGGAATGGAAAGGCAATACACACAAGATGCCTAACGGTGAGTTGCACACAAACAAGTCCCATACCAAAACAAGCCAACGCCTGTTTCACTTCAAAGATTTGAGCAAGACTGCACAAAAGAAAGTGAAAGGTAAAAAGTAATGGCTGGTCTAAAGAAACCACAGAAGTCATTAAAAAAGTGGACTCAGCAAAAGTGGCGTACAAAGTCAGGTAAGCCCAGCACTCAAGGCCCGAAAGCCACTGGAGAGCGTTACTTGCCTGAAAAAGCTATAAAGTCGTTGTCCTCCAAAGAGTACGCTGCAACATCCCGTAAGAAAAGAAAAGATACAGCGGCAGGCAAACAACACAGTAAACAACCTAAAAAGATAGCCAAGAAAACAAGACGATCACGTAAGGTATAACTATGGAATACGGTGACAACGACACCCTTGCCACTGAGCAGCATATTGAAGATTGGGTCATGGACAAGTGCAATACTTGGCGTGACCACTACGAATCCAACTACGCAGAGCGTAACGAAGAATACTACAGGCTCTGGCGTGGTATCTGGGCAGCACAAGACTCAGACAGAAAGAGTGAAAGAAGCAGAATTATCAGCCCTGCACTACAGCAGGCTGTGGAGTCCAGCGTAGCGGAGATTGAGGAAGCTACGTTTGGTCGCGGTAAATACTTCAGTATTACTGATGACATGGACGATCAGGACAATCAGGACATTGTGTACCTGAGAACCAAACTCCACACTGACCTAGAGAAAGCAAAGCTACGTCAGTCCGTAGGAGAGTGCCTTATCAATTCAGCAGTCTTCGGAACAGGGATTGGTGAGGTAGTGCTAGAGGAAGTCAAAGAGATGGCTCCCGCCACCCAACCTATCATGGGTGGTGAGTTGACAGCAGTGGGTGTCAATGTGACTGACCGAACAATGGTCAAGCTGCGACCCATCCTTCCTCAAAACTTTCTCATCGACCCTGTTGCTACCAACGTAGACAACGCGCTTGGAGTTGCTGTAGATGAGTTTGTATCACGCCACTTGGTAGAGGAACTACAGGAGTCTGGAGTGTACGCTGATGTGTACGTCGGTAACGCTCCAAGAGACTACGAGCTAGAGCCTGACCAAGAGCTATCCAGCTTTGATGACGATAAAGTACGTCTAACAAAATACTACGGTAAAGTACCTCGACACCTGCTGATGAAGTCTGAAAAAGAACTTATGATGGCTGACGATGAGGACATAGCTGAGATAGAAACACTTGTAGAGGACGATGACGAGACAACTGAAAGTTTCTACGTGGAAGCAATCATTGTCATTGCCAACGGTGGTATACTCCTGAAGGCTGAAGAAAACCCCTACATGATGGGTGACCGCCCTATCGTTGCATTCCCTTGGGATGTTGTGCCGGGACGGTTCTGGGGTCGTGGTGTTTGTGAGAAAGGCTATAACAGCCAAAAGGCGCTTGATACAGAGCTTCGCGCACGTATTGATGCCCTATCCCTTACTGTACACCCAATGCTTGCTATGGACGCTACACGGCTTCCTAGAGGGTCTAGGCCAGAAGTACGCCCCGGCAAGATTGTCTTAACCAACGGTGACCCACGTCAAGTCCTACAACCCTTTAACTTTGGTCAAGTTAGTCAGATTACATTTGAGCAAGCCAATGCGTTACAAAGAATGGTACAGATGTCTACAGGAGCGATTGACTCTGCTGGCATCCCCGGAAGCATCAATGGAGAAGCTACAGCTGCTGGCATCAGTATGTCTCTTGGTGCTATTATTAAGCGTCACAAACGCACACTAATAAACTTCCAAGACTGTTTCCTAATACCGTTTGTTAAGAAAGCTGCGTGTCGTTACATGCAGTTTGACCCTGAAAACTACCCTGTTGCTGACTACAAGTTCAACGCTACTTCCACACTAGGCATCATTGCCCGTGAGTACGAAGTAACACAGCTTGTACAGCTACTACAAACAATGTCACAGGACTCACCTCTGTACAACACACTTATAGAGTCCATCATTGACAACATGAACCTGTCAAACCGTGAGGAACTGACTGCTAGACTACAGGAAGCAGCACAGCAATCACAACCTACTCCAGAGCAACAACAGCTAGCTCAGGCTGCACAACAGGCACAACTTGCCTTCCAGCAGTCTCAGACAGCAGCGTTGAATGGACAAGCTACTGAGTCACAAGCCAGAGCGCAGAAGATGGCTGTAGAAACTCAGTTGGCACCACAGGAGCTAGAGATTGACAGGATCAAGGCCATCACAACCAACCTACAGGCAGGCGACCAAGACGATAAGGAGTTTGAACGTAGGCTGAAGATGGCACAAACCATGCTGAAAGAGAAAGAGATTGACCTCAAAATCCAACAGCAGCCACAGCAAGGACAGTAACATGGTAGTAACCTCCGTACAATTTCAAGACGCTATTAACCAAATCAACGCCAAGTTTGAACAACTTGAAAACAAGATTAAGGAACTAGAATCTAAGAATGAAGCGAAAAAGCCAGCGCAGACGCGCAAGACTAAACAGGAAGCTGCTTGATGACCGACAAGAAAAAAGACTCACGGCTGGAGAGAGCAGGAGTATCAGGGTACAACAAACCTAAACGTACACCTAATCACCCAACTAAAAGTCATGTAGTCGTTGCTAAAGAAGGTGATAAAGTAAAAACTATACGTTTTGGTCAACAAGGCGTAAAGACTGCTGGTAAGCCTAAAGAAGGAGAGTCAGCTAAACAAAAAGCAAGACGAAAGTCTTTCAAAGCTAGACACGGCAGAAATATTGCTAAAGGTAAAATGTCCGCTGCATACTGGGCTGACAAAGTAAAATGGTAGAAAGGACTAAAAACATGATGGAATCTGAGTTTATACCTGTATTTGATGACCCTGAAACAA